GCCGTATCCAAAACTAATCCCGCGCTAGAGGGGGGAGGAAAACTTTCCCTCCCCACGAAGTGAAACAACCACATAACGGAGAAATCAGTTATATTAAATATGAATGAGCTCATCTCTATGTCATCCGCAGGACGAAGAACCCGCTCGAAACCATTGAGGGTATCTATACCCCCGATGATGACGTCCAGTGACGGTGGTAAAACACTTGTCCCTGGTCCACAAAATCAACAACGTTTTGTGGGCGGTCAATTTGTCATTGCGAATGGGAGACAGACTACTGTCTCGGAGTCTCATCGTTATGACTATAAACATGGTCATTTCGATGGCGGGGGGCCGTTTTACACGGACAAGGTAGAGTACGGGGGTTCTCCCCGTACTGCACGCCTTGTAAAAGGCGGAAATTCGGCTAACCTGTATTACACAGGTCCGGTTTTCTGCCCCTATCCCTCCGCTGCAGAGTTCACATCGTTAGCTGTCGATTCCAAATTTCCCGCTAGGTCAGAGATTGATTTCGATGACCTAGACGAGGATGGAGCGACAGCCATATCGTTGTGCTCTCCTGTAAATCCTGTATCTACGCTCAGTCAGGGCTTCGCCGAAGGTATCAGGGAGGGAGTTCCCTCCATCCCTGGTATCCAGACGTGGAAGCGCCGGACCGCCATTGCCAAGGCTGCAGGTTCAGAGTTTCTGAACGTGGAGTTTGGCTGGCTTCCCCTTGTAGGGGAAGTCTCTCAAGTGAGAGACGCAGTGCGCCATCACCGCGATATACTTAACCAGTATCATCGTGATGAAGGACGCAATGTGAGACGTGAATTCAGGTTTCCGATAGAGAATTCATCGGCTACCGTTACTGGCACTGGGCATGCGACTTTCCCAACTGAGGGAAACGCATTCTCCAGTGCTGTAGGTGTGCCGTTGTCAGAGAGGGTGCTCACGCTAGAGACTAGCGTACGTAAGTGGTTTTCAGGAGCCTTCACCTACGGCTTACCGTCCCAAAGTGACTCTTGGGGCAGGGCTGTTGGTATTGGTTCCGATGCCGATAAACTTTACGGCATTGCGCTTACACCAGATGTTATCTGGGAGTTAACCCCATGGAGCTGGGCCATCGACTGGTTTTCGAACGCAGGAGACGTTATAACTAATTTCTCCAACTTCGAGCTAGCTGGCCAGATTATGCGATACGGTTACATGATGGAAGAAAAATCCACCCGTATAACCGCGTCCCTTAAGACCTGCGCTATGAAAGGCGCAGAGACTTTGGCGGGTCCTTCATCATGGGTCGAACATCGATCCAAGATAAGGCGCCCGGCTAATCCCTTCGGATTTGGGCTTACCGGAGCTGATTTGTCACCAGTTCAGGTGCTCATAGCTGCTGCAGTAGGCATTAGCTTATTGTAGTCGCAGTTCACTGCAACCACAAACGGCAGATATTCCAACTGCCAGAAATGAGTGTGCCTTATGGCACTAGCCGATCCACAAGCCATCAAAATCAGTGGGGTGACTACCTCTCTTCCTCGTGTAACAACGAGTGGAGGGCAGTCGTCCTACATGAGTTCCGATGGCCTGATCACACTGACCGTTTCCACTGTAAGTAGCAAGCGGAAGCGGCATGTGTATAGGGTCGATGTCGAAAAGATCACAGCCGATCCATATATACCCGCCAATAACGCGTCCGTCTCGATGTCAGTTTACATCGTGATAGACCGTCCGTTGGTTGGGTATAACAATGCCGAAGCTCTCGCCGTTGTCACCGGTCTGCTTGAAGCAGCCAGTGAAACGTCGTACAGCGACGTCACTAAGCTTCTCGGAAGCGAGTCCTAACAAGGACATGCCAAAGAGAAGCTATGGTCTCCCAACCCTTGCTGATGTTCATCACCAGCGAGGAGTAAGGAGTACCCGCCGTCATTCCGGACTAAGATTGATTTTAGTTCGGGAGAGCGGTAGGTACGGCTACGTGCGCTTCAACCATTTATTTAGTTGGACGCACGTCCATCGCATCATCGCGTTCACGGTATTTGCTTCCGTCTACGCGGTGTTGCTCTTGGCCGATCTGATCGTCGGGTTCCATCCCCACTTCTTTTAGGTTGTGGGGCTCTGGAGCTCCTAGTGCAACTAGGCTAAGGAAGAATTCCCCCTAATTAAGGAGGTTTCTTGAAAAGCCTGATTGCACTCTGGAAAATACTCGCCGAAGATTTGGCGAGTGGATGCTGTACTAGCGCCACCATGGACATTAAAACCGTCCAAGGTCGGTCAAAACATGAGGGTTCATCGTTTTTTACGATGACCTTGCCATCCTTCGGCAAGTCCTTCCAAAAAGGACTGGACCAAGGGATAGTAGCTCGCGACATGTTTCCGGAGTTTCGATTCCTGAGACATGGAGGGCTCCCTGTATTTCTACAGGGTTTCCTCGAGCTTGTGTTTGACCGGAATAATGGTGTCCTATTGGACCAACCCAATATCGATGCAATATTTGCTGTTCGGCAACTAACGTTGCTTTATAGCAAACTTGAGCTCCCTTGCAGTGATGCTCGGGTGCGCAAGTCGATGGAGGATTATGTCCAATGTGACGAGGAAGTGAAGGTTGCCGACTCATACATGGAACCCGATGATCTATCGGATTTCAATCGTGTGTCGGCTTTACTGTTTCGGTCTATGTTTTCTCGCGTAGAAAAAGTTCTCTACGACGATGAGCATATTCCGAAGCACGGTCCTGGTGCAACAGCGGATAAACTTAGAGGAAACTCTAAGTACCGCCAGCGCGTCTGGACCGACCGTTTGGAGAGATATTTCCATTCTGGAGATTTTCTCTTCCCTAGTCCTTGGCATTTTGCCGAGCACTATGACGGTCTTCGCTTCCTGGAACCCGGTTCTGAGATGCCCGTTAAGGTCATCACAGTCCCTAAGACGCAAAAGACGCCGCGTATTATTGCAATTG